TCAAGTGCAAATGCACTAGGTGATTTTGATAATCAGTATATTTCAATTTCGGATAATATTATAGGTATTAAGGGAGTAGTTCCTTTTCATGATAGCGTCAGTAGTACCACTAATATGTTTTCAGTAAACTACCAATATGCTTTGAATGATTTGTATAGAATGGGAAGTGGTGCTCAAATGAGTAACTACGTCTTCACTCAACAAAATCTATCTATGATTAATAATTTATTCAATACTATGCCAAGATTTAGATTTAATCGTCACACTGATAGATTATACTTGGATGTTAATTGGGGTAGTGATTTAAACATTGATAATTTTATTGTTGCGGAAGCTTACATTATTACTGACCCTTCAGCCTTCGCAGATGTTTATGGTGATATGTTTCTCAAAAAATATGTCACAGTTCTTTTTAAAAGACAATGGGGTCAAAACTTAATCAAGTTTGAAGGTATGCAACTTCCAGGCGGCGTAACTCTTAATGGTAGACAATTATATGATGACGCAATTACAGAAATTGATAAATTAGAAGAGCAGATGTCTTTGACGTATGAACTACCATTAGATTTTATGACAGGATAATTAATGGCTACTAATCATTATTTCAATCACTATGGAACAAATACACCAGACCAAAGACTGATAGAAGATATTATTATCGAATCAATTAAAGTCTATGGTATTGATGTAAATTATATGCCAAGAACTCTTGTCAATGAGGATAAGATTTTTGGAGAAGATCGAGTTTCGCAGTTCAAAGATTCCAGAGCAATTGAAATGTATATCAAGAATGTGGATGGATTTGAAGGTGAAGGAACTTTTGTTTCAAACTTTGGATTGGAAGTCAGAGATCAGATTACACTCACAGTTTCAAGAAGAAGATGGACTCAACTTAATTTTGAAGGTGGTGGAAGAGATAAAGAACCTAAAGCTGGTGATCTTATCTATTTTCCTTTAACTGATGGATTGTTTCAAATAATGCATGTTCAAGATACGAACACCTTTTATCAAACTGGATCACTTCAAACATTTGATCTTGTTTGTGAACTCTTTGCTTATTCTGATGAAAAAATTGACACAGGAATTGAAGAAATTGATGACATTGAAGTTCAACAATCTTTTGTTCGTACATTTGAATTAGCTGCTAGTCCTGCAGTCTCTGGAACTTTTCAAATTGGAGAGACAGTTGCAGGAGGAACTTCTTCTACTACAGGAGAAGTGGCCAAGTGGGATTCCACCACAAAGTATTTGTATCTAATCAACATGACCGGAAATTTTACAGTAGGAGAAATTCTTACTGGTGCCACAAGTACAGCAACTGGTACTTATGAAACTAAACAAACAACTGATGAAGCTGTTCAAACTCTAGCACAAATTGAGGCTGGAACAACAGATACATCTACAGGCAATGAACAATTTCAAAGTGACGCAGATTCTATCCTTGACTTTTCAGAGGGTAATCCATTTAGTGAAGGAGATAATTATTAATGTTAGGATCTACCTTTTATCACCAAACGATACGAAAATATGTAGCGGCATTTGGAACTATATTCAATGACATCAATGTAGAACGTAAAAATTCTGCAGGGAATGTTGTTGAGAGAATTAAAGTTCCTCTTGGTTACGGGCCAAAACAGAAATGGATTTTAGCTCTTCAAGAGACTAGTTCCGATAGAAAAGTAGTTGCAACTAGACTTCCACGGATGGGATTTGCTCTCACAGGTCTATCATATGATTCGGTGAGAAAACTCAATACTATGGGGAGAAATGCTGCAGCGAATACCGCAGCTGGAACCACTACGTTGATGACTCAATATAATCCTGTTCCTTATAACTTTGACTTTGAACTATTCATTTTGGTAAATAATGCAGAAGATGGAACTCAAATTCTTGAACAAGTCTTACCATACTTTGCTCCACAATTCACAGTTACCATTAATACTATTCCGAGTATGGGAATTAAGACTGACGTACCTATCATTCTTAATTCGGCATCTCAGAGTGATGAATATGAGGGAGATTTAGCAACAAGAAGAACTATTATCTGGACTTTAAGTTTTCTTCTTAAAGGTCAAATCTATCCAGACGTTAAAACAAGTTCAGTTATCAAATCTATTGAAGTTAATTTCCGAATTCCTGGTGGTGATAAAGAGGATTTTGCAGTTAATTTTGCTCTATTGGAAACTTCAACCCCACATACCACAGACTATATATTACTAGAAACAGGAAATTACGAAAGAATTGCTACAGAAGATAGTAGTGAGGGAGCATCAGAATCTACAGTCAAGTCAAGGTATACAGTTACACCTTCACCAGCTGGAGTTACTGCAAATGAAGATTATGGATTTAGTGAAACCTTTGAGTTTTTTGAACCAAGTAGAAATTATGATATAATAACAGGTACAGATGTATGAGTGTAGTGGGAAATATAGATGAACATCTTGATGAAGTTTTTGGGATTATAGAGAAACCCAAGCAAGATGTGGTAAAGGCAGAACGTATAGTACCTGTCGCGACAGATGATGATAGTGCTTTAGATTTTCAATACGCAAGAGAAAATCTTTATAATCTTATAGAACGTGGTCAAGATGGATTAGAAGAACTCCTTGAAATAGCCAAAGCTTCACAACATCCTCGTGCATTTGAAGTGGTACAACAAACCATTGGACAATTGACTACAACCAACAAAGAACTCCTAAATCTCCATAAAACAAAAAAAGATATAAAAGCTGAAACTGGTGGCCCTACGAATGTTAGTAATAATCTATTTGTTGGTTCTACCGCGGAGTTGCAGAAATTTCTCAAAAAAGAAATAAAAGAAACAAAAGAACTGAGTAACCCTAATGGCAAATAGTCAAACTTATTTAGGGAATCCTAACTTAAAGAATGTTGGAGTTCCTGTAGAGTGGACAAAAGAAACTATTGAGGAATACCAGAAATGTATGGAAAGTCCTCAGTATTTCATAGAGACTTATGTTCAAATAGTTCATGTAGACAGAGGACTTGTACCATTTGATATGTATCCGTATCAGAAAAAAATGATACAAACCTTTACGGATGACAGATTTGTAATATGTAAAATGCCCAGACAGACAGGTAAATCTACTACTATTGTCAGTTTCCTTCTCCATTACATTCTATTCAATCAAGATGTCAATTGTGCTATCCTAGCTAACAAACTTTCTACTGCACGAGAACTTCTTTCTAGATTACAACTTGCATATGAACATCTACCCAAATGGTTACAACAAGGAGTTACAGTTTGGAATAAGGGAAATATTGAGCTAGAATCTGGTTCAAAGATTTTGGCTGCAGCAACATCTTCTTCAGCTGTTCGAGGTAGTTCTTTTAATGTCATTTTTCTTGATGAGTTTGCGCACGTTCCAAACAATATCGCTGACCAGTTTTTTACTTCAGTTTATCCTACAATTTCTTCTGGTGAAACTACTAAAGTTTTTATCGTATCTACACCATTGGGACTTAATATGTTCTATAAAATGTGGATTGATGCGGAGGAAGGGAGAAGTAACTATACTCCGATTGATGTTCATTGGAGAGAGGTTCCGGGTCGTGATGAGAAGTGGAGACAAGAAACAGTCAAAAATACTAGTGAAGTTCAATTTAGCCAAGAATTTGAATGTGAGTTTATAGGTTCCACTTCAACTCTGGTAGCTCCATCCAAATTGAGAACTATGGCCTTTGAACGACCAATAGCTTCAAAGAGTGGAATGGATGTATACGAACACCCCAAAAAAGACGCCACATATTGTATTGTCGCAGATAGTGCTCAGGGTAAGGGTCAGGACTACTCGGCTTTGAGTGTATTTGATATTTCTAGCATACCATACAAACAAGTAGCCAAATATAGAGATAATACCATTTCTCCAATGTTATACCCCAATGTAATCTATCAAATAGGAAACCAATACAATACAGCTTGGACTATGATTGAGGTTAATGATGTGGGTCAGCAAGTTGCTGAGACTCTTCATTTTGAGTTGGAGTATGAAAATATTCTAATGTGTTCAATGCATGGTAGAGCTGGTCAAAAAGTTGGAGGTGGATTTGGAAAGAATAATCAACTTGGAATACGAACCAGTAAACAACTCAAACGAATAGGATGTGCCGCGTTGAAAGAGATGATCGAAAGTGATAAACTGATTATTCCAGATTTTGAAACTATTGCGGAACTAACTACATTTTCCGCTAAACATAACTCATACGAGGCTGAGGAGGGGTCACACGATGATTTAGCTATGACACTGGTAATTTTCTCTTGGTTAGTTCAACAACAATACTTTAAAGATATGACAGACCTTGATATACGGAAACAGATGTATAAAGATCAAATGGAAGCTTTAGAACAGGATATGTTACCATTTGGTATCATTGACAGTGGACAAGAAGAAGAATCTTTCACAGACCAGAGTGGTCAGTTATGGGAGGTAGCTGATCCTTCACATCAAAGAGGATATTTCTAATTTTCACTACTGAAACCAAAATCATTTATAGGTTCGGATTTTGATTTTTTTATATTATCTATTAATTTTTTAGCATCGGGGTGAATACGAGTAGAATTATATTCAAGTCGAGATTCACTCTTAGTACATATAATTAAATGTTCTGGATTAACACAACAGTTATTTTGACAGATTTGGTGAACTATGTATCCAGTGGGAATATCTCCTGTATGATGTATATACGAAAATCTATGAGCAGGTATAGACTTTCCTAGATGTGAAAACATTCCATACCCCTGTCTTGTTTTAGAGGCTGTCCAAGACCAACATTTATTAGATTCTTTGTGTATTTTAGATAAAAATCTATCAATAGTTTTCATAATTCTCCGATTGAACTTATTTATATTTCACTAAATATTTATAACCTTGAGTTTTTCATTTTTATAAATAATCATAGTAATGATTTTACATAGGCAATAACACTTTTTTATAGGAGAAATGAAATGGCTTTTCAAATATCGCCAGGCGTTAATACTTCTGAAATTGATTTAACTACTGTAGTGCCAGGAATTTCTTCAATAGATGCAGGGTTCTCAGGTAATTTTAGATGGGGGCCAATTAATGATGTTACATTAATTGATTCAGAATCCCTATTGATTGAACGATTTCAAAAACCAGATGCAAACACATACGCTTCGTTTTTTACGGCAGCAAACTTTTTACAGTATTCTAACAGCTTACATTTGGTACGTTGTGCAAACACAGCTGGTGCAAAGAATGCATCATCAACAGCTGGTGGAGCAATTTTAGTTGCAAATAGTTCAGTATATTATAATACATTAGATGAAGGTGGAGCTTCAGTTTCAGCCGCAAAAGGTAACTTCATGGCCAAATGGGCTGGAAGTCTTGGGAATAGTCTCAAAGTTTCTCTTTGTGGTCCTACACGAGCCAATCTCGCTTCTGGAAATACAGTAGTTGCAGGTAATTCTTCTGTAACACTTACAGGGGGTGCTTCATTTGCAGTTCATGCTTCAAATAAGGCTTTTACAGCTACAGGTTCACTTTTTGCTACTGAACTCAGAGTCGGAGATGTTGTAGTTTGTAGTGGAAATACAATGGTTATCGCTACAATTACAAGTAATACCGCTGGAACAGTAACTACAGATCCAACAACTGGAGCAATTTCTAGTTCAGCCTGTGTACGTTTGAAAAGATCAGCATTCGGTGAACCACAAGCAAATATGAAGGGTCAAGTAGGAGTAGTTGCGAACAGTACGGTTATTTCTGCAACAGTTGCTACTGCTGGAGTACATAATTCAACAGCTTTCGATAAACAATATACTGTCGGAGACATCATTAAAATTAATGGTGAAGAAAGAAAAATTGCAGCTGTTACAAATAGTTCTTCAATGACTACTACTTTAGCTTTCACTAATACATCATCCACTCAAGCTCATTCCAGAACATGGGAATATGCAGGGTTGTTCGATAAAGAACCAGTAACAACTCAAGCTTCAGCTGATAAAGGTGCACTCTTTGATGAAGTTCACGTTGCAGTAATTGATGAAGACGGAGAATGGTCTGGATCTCTTGAACAAGGAATTGAGATCTATGCGGGTCTTTCAGTAGCCAAAGGTGCAAAATTTGAGGATGGTTCTAAAGCATACTATGTAGATGCTCTGAATCGTAGATCAAAATACGTTTGGTGGGCTGACCATGATGCATTGGGTGATGCTTATACCACAGGTGGAGCATCAGTTTCCGCTTGGGGTACTACAGCATCGGCGGGTATAGAATTTGCTTCTTCCTCAGCAGCTGGATCTTTAATTGCTACCGGAAGCCTTGGTGGTGGAGTTGATGGAACTGATGTTTCTGACGGAGATAAAATTGCTGGAATGCAAAAGTTTAAGAATACAGAAGAAGTAGAAATAGGACTTCTTTTGACCGGACAAGCTTCTCAAACTGTTGCTCTTGAAGCAATTGCAATTGCAGAACTTAGAAAAGATTGTGTAGCTTTTATTTCACCAGAACAGGCTGATGTGGTCAATAATGAAGGAAATGAAGTTGATGCTATTATCGATTATAGAACTGGACTTGGAACTTCATCTTATGCAGTTCTTGACAGTGGATACAAATATCAATATGATCGATACAATGATGTATATCGTTATATCCCATTAAATGGTGATATTGCAGGTTTAGCAGCTGCTACAGAATCTAACAGAGATGCTTGGTTCTCCCCAGCTGGATTTACAAGGGGTGCTATACGAAATGTAATTAAATTACCTTTCAATCCAAGACAATCTGAAAGAGATCAACTTTATAAAAATGGTATCAATCCTGTTGTTACGTTTATGGGTGAAGGTACTATTCTTTTTGGAGATAAAACTCTTCTCGCTAAACCAAGTGCGTTTGACAGAATCAATATTAGAAGGTTGTTTATCATTCTTGAAAAAGCTATTGCAAGATTTGCACGAGCTTCTTTGTTTGAATTCAACGATGCGTTCACACGAGCTCAGTTTGTTGGAGCAGTGGAACCATTCTTGAGAAATGTTCAAGGAAGAGATGGTATTACTGATTTTACTGTTGTCTGTGACGATAGTAATAATACTTCTGATGTTGTTGACAGAAATGAATTTGTCGGTGATATTTACGTTAAACCAAATCGTGCAATTAACTTCATTCAGTTAAATTTTGTAGCTGTAAGAAGTGGAGTTGACTTTTCGGAAATTACAGGATAGTATATAAATACTTATATATAATCATAGA